ATCAAACCACTCAGGGTTTTCTTTCTTGATGATGTTGATGATCTCAGCTCCAAAGTTACCGTGTATCTCTTCTTCTTTACTAGTAGCCTCTACAACGTTAGATATGCCTTTAAACACATTCTTTTCTTTGTTGAAGCTCATCATAATCAAGAACTGGCTAAATAAGCTTACATGCTCTATAAATAAAGAAAACAGTAGTACAGATTTAGTATACATCTTATCATCTCTAGAACGTGTGCCATCTAGGTACTTCTTTAAATACTTAAGTCTACCTGCAATAGCAGGCACTTCAATAACACTTTGAAATTCTTTTTCAAGTCCTAGTATTCTAAGCAGCCTAGCATAAGCATCTTTATGTCTAACTTCTGATTCTGCAAATGTCATTCCTACATCACCTACCTCAGTAATAGGCATACGTTTATACATGTCAGCCCAGAATGTTTTTACATTAACTTCTATTTGTGCAATAGCCAACATAGTCTTTTTAATAACATCCCGCTCAGCTGGCGTGATAGTTACTTTAAAGTCTTGTATGTCCTCTGTAAAGTTAAATTCTGTATCTATCCAGTAAGAATGTCTGATGGCATCTTTATATGCTAGGAGTTGTGGGTACTCATATGGTAATATATTTGTTCTAGGTTTAAAAATGTCTCTGTTCATTATATAATTTGTTAAGGATTAAAAAGCCGCATCCTTCAAAGAAGAATGCAGCTGGTAGATAAGTATAATTTATAAAAAATATACCTGATAAAAAAATCTTAGAACTTAATATTTACAAATGATATTGTTAAAAATATTAAGCCTATTTCTAAACCACTGACCCAGCGGTATTTATCATCTTCACACAACACTTCACAGTTTACAGTTTTTAAACCAAATAATGTTTCAGTTGGAAAAAACTCTATGTTAAATCTATTCTTAAAAACTAAGGGATTTACTTTACTCATAATTAATATATTAAGGTTTTTGTCAGAATTATTTGTATATTACATGTATACTTATCTTGCTGACACAAGACAAATATACCATTATATTTGATTAGGTTAATCAAAATTTGTATATTATTAGTATAGCACTTTAAAATTGAAAACAATGATTAAGAAATTGATACATGTACTTTGGACATTTAGTCCTCAAGACTATTGGAAATGGGCTTGGTCAAAGACTGAGGTTGATGAAAAAGTTATAGCAGGTGTAAAGGAAACTAAAAGGAGAACTAAGGCGGTTGTTAAAGCTGTCAAAGGAAAAACTAAATAGATGAGACAAGTTTGTATATTAATACAATGGCTTTCAAGAGGTAAGATTTGTTTGGGTCATTGCCGTCAAGGATTATGTAAAAAAACTAAAAGTAAATTATAATGGGAGACTGGGCATTAGAGATAGCATTTCACTGGCCACATGATAGGTTGGCTTTAGGTTGGGATTATATTGCTCCAGATGGAGAGTATAATTATACAACAATGAAACTATATTTATTATTTGCTACATTAACATTAGATATATCATGAAAAAATATAAAGGAGGGGGAGGTCTAAAACCTCAAAAAATGACAAGACAAAAGACTAAATTGTTATGTAAGATGGTTGACGGTGGTCAAACAGGAGACATAATGATGGATTCTTTACAACAAAAAATGACATTAGGTAGTGATGCTAAAAGGCTTGCAAAAAAAGCTGATGGCTCTGAACAAATGCAATCATATAAAATGGGTGGGTGGACTCACTCTGGAAAATAAGATATGAATATTTTAACTGACATATTAAGTTTAATAAAAAGAGGTAAGTTTACTGATGTAGCTAGCAATGATGATGTCATTGTATTAGGTATGTGGAATGAAAAACCAGAAATGACTGGTGTAGCATCCCCTATTCCTTACAAGTCAGTTAAACTAATCAAAGTAAAAGATCTGGCTAAGTCAGAAAACTGTGATTATACAAACGTTCCTGCTATACCAGCGGGAGGTACTGTTGGTATATATAAAGGAAATGTAATAGATCCTACAACTAAGAAATGCACTGTTTCTTTTAGGAGCCTAAAGTCTTTAAGTAGTAATTTAACTTTAGCTGTTTCAGCAGATGATAATTATATAGAGATTACAACAGAAGGTGAACCTAATCTAGCAGCTAATGTAGGAACAGGTGCTGGTATATGGAAAAACAAAATAGGTGAGACACTTAATTTTAAGTCTTTAAAAGCAGGAAATAATATATCATTTACTGAAGCAGCTGATGAAATAACTATTTCTAGTTCACAATCTTTACCATATACATCTTTTGTACAATTATTATCTCAAGATGGTTCAGTACCACCTACAGGTCCTATTTTAGAAAACTCTGCAGGTATAACTATTAATTGGGTGTATAATCAAGCTGGACAGTATGTAGCTACATATTCTACACCTTTAGCAGATATAAATAAAACAGCAATAACATGTTCTCAAACTACAAAAACATCAAGCGGAGGTGTAATAGTAAGTGTTACTAGTAGCTTTGCAACAGGTTTTAACATAACAACTATTAATACTAGTAATCAAGGAATTGATGGTCAACTTTTAGGAGCTGTATTAGAAATAAGAATTTACCCATAATATTATGCCAAATTTTATAACAAAATTATTTTCAAGCGGTGCAACTAAATTAGTTGAAGGAATAGGTGGTGTCTTAGATGAACTTATTACTTCAAAAGATGAAAAGCTTGCTGCTGAATTAAAAATAAAAGAGTTGATAGCCAGACATGAAGTTGAAATGGAAACAGAAATAACTTCAAGGTGGGCCTCAGACATGAATTCAGATTCATGGCTCAGCAAAAATGTGAGACCTATGGTTCTTATATTCTTAGTTGTATCAACAGTAATATTAGTATTTATAGACGCTGGAGTTATAGAGTTTATAGTAGAAGACAAGTGGGTAGATTTATTACAATTAGTTTTAATAACAGTAATTGGTGCTTACTTTGGTGGAAGATCAATGGAAAAAGTAAAAAACATTAGTAATAAAAAAAAAGATTAAGAAATGGCAAAAAAAAATATAACACCAAATAAAGAGCGTATGTATTCATATGCTAAAAGTGGTGGTCTTAATGGATTTAGAAATGGTGGTGGAGTTTTAGATAATAAACAAAGAGGTGGACTTGTTAGTGTTATTAAAAAAGTAGCAAAAAATGTTAAAAGAGCTGCAGCGGCCGTAACACCAACTGTAGATGGGGGGAAACTACCCATAAAAAAATCAACATTGAATGATTTTTTAAATGAGACACCAGAAAAAGTAGTTAAGAAAAAAGTTAAAAACAAATAAAATTAAAAGTTATGTCAAACAAAAAGAAAAGTGGTCAAGCACTATTTAATAAATTAAAAGGAATGGGTTACAAGCAAGTAGGTGGTGAAAGCTACGGTGCAGGTAACGGTGATATGACACCAGCCAAAGCAAGAATGAATTCATACGCTGAAGGCGGTGGACTTATGGGTTATGCAAAAAGAGGTGGTTGTGTTTTATCAGGAATGAATAAAAAAGGAAAATAATCATGGGAAAAAAGATATCATTTCCTCTAGGGGACGGCAAGGTAAAGAATGGATATTTTGATCCAACTTCTATACCATCAAAAATTCAGGCAAAGAAAAATGCTACAGCTACAGCAACTAGAATGCGTATGGCAGCACAGGGTGTTGAAATAAAACGTACATCTACTAGAGCTGCAGAGCCAGTTCAATCAGAAGCATTTAAAAGTGGATATAGAAAAGGTAAATAAATAAAATACTATGGCAACATTAACTGCACAACAAATAACACAAGTAGGTTTAAAACCTACTACAGTAACTCCAGCAGTGGCTGGAGATAAACTATCAAATACAGGAAAGCAATTTTTTCACGTTGAAAATGGAGGAGCTGCAGCATTAACTGCTACCGTAATACCTGTAGTAACAACAGTAGTAGATCCTTTATTAGGAACTTTAACTAAAGAGAATGCTGTATTAAGTTTATCTGCTGGTGAAGAAGGTTTTTTAGGACCTTTTGAAGTTGATGCCTTTAATGATGTAGATGGTAATATAACAATAACATGTACGGCACAGACTAGCGTTAAGCTATCTGCACTATACTTATAAAAAACAAACAATGGGTTCACTACTGCAAGACGTAATTGGTTTATTTGCCAAGAAAAAATATGCTCCAAAACCGTATGATATAGATACTGATGGTAAGGATGATTATTTAATTCTATCTTCAAAACAAGATAGTGCATTAAATGTTATGGCATATTTGCCAAAACTTGACCAAGAACTAATATCAATATATGATCTTGTTGCTGCTATTAATACTGCTACTAATACTACATATGATTATAGTAGTGCAGGATTTAAAGGTGGTGTTGATTTAATACTTACCGGATCAGATGCTACTATAGATATAGTAAAGCTTTATGGTGGTACTAATATTAGTATAACTGATGATGGCTCTAATAATGTAACTATAAGTAGTACAGATCAATTTGTTGGTACGGTTACTAGCATAACTACAATGATTGATGGTGATGCTATTACAATAAGTGGTGGGTCTACACAAACAATTACAACAAGTGGAACATTTGATTTAGAATTTAAAGGTGCTTCTACAGATTACATAAACGGAGAAGGTATACTAACTGCTTTCCCATCCTTATTTACTAATTGGAAAATTAATGACGGCTTTGTAACAGGTGATGTATCTGACGGTGAAATAGTTCAGTTTCTAGGTGGTAATAAAATAGCTACAGCACTTACATTAGCAGGAGGTAATCCAGAAAAATTAACTATTACTCATCTTGATACAACTAGAGTAGATACTAGTTCTGTTGTTACACCAGCATTTGGTGGTTCATTCACGGTTGTGGACACAATAATTCAAGACGCAACTGGACATCCTACAGCAGTAAATCTTAAAACAGTAACTTTACCTACTAGTCCTGCAGATAATAATACAACTTATATTCTTGGTGGAGGTCTATCTAATGTAGATGACTATTCTGTTTCTTTAACAGGTAGTGATGGTAGTTTAACCAAGACACTTTTAGAGGCAGGTGCAAATATTACTCTAACAGATCTAGGAACTCCTGGTGTAAGGATTGATGCTACGGATACTAATGATAATACTACATATGTATACAACGGTCAAGCTTCTGGATCAAACTATGCACTTATACTTGAAGCAAGTAACGGAGTACAGGACACAGTTTTCTTAAATGCTGGAACTAATATAACATTGACTGACACAGGATCTGGTGTCACTATAAATTCTACCGGTGGAGGTGGGGGAGGTGGAACAGTTACTAGCGTTGGTCTAGCAGCTCCTTCAGCATTTACTGTTTCAGGATCACCTGTAACAAGTTCAGGAACTCTAACATTAACAGGAGCAGGTACTACAGGTCAATATATAGATGGTACAGGATCACTACAAACATTCCCTACTGTAGTAACAAGTGTAGGGCTTGCTATGGATGGAAATGCAGTTGTTGTTAATAATACGCCAGTAACATCCAGTGGAGTTTTAGATATATCTTGGATTGGATTAGCTAGTCAATATGTAAATGGAGAAGGTAATTTAGTTGCTTTCCCTGTTATCCCTTCTTCAGTACCAGTTATGTCATCTACTGTTACCGGAACAGGTAAACTATGGGATGATACAGTACAGACAGTAGGAGCTCAGCCAGTATCAACTACAATAGATAGAACATATGGTATTCAATTTAATTCAGATCAACAATTAGTTGTAAATGTACCATGGGCGAGTGGTAGTTCTCAGAATACTAAGTTTAAAATAGACGCAGCAGATACTGCAGAAGGATATTGGTTTGATAAAGTAACTATTGGTAGTGGTTTATCACAATCAGTTAATACAGATGGAAGCGGTGTTAAAACTACAACTATAAGTGCAGTATCATACAATACAGTAAATAGTATTAAGGTAGGAAGCAGTACTGAATCAGGCACGTTTGAGTTTGTTGGTCCTGGTGTTAGTATGGTATCAGGCAACCCTAGTGTTATAACCTTTGCAAGTCCAAGTGTAGTAACAATGACATCAACCGTTCTTGGTATTGGTAAATTATTTAGTGATGTTGTACAAGCGCAAGCAGCTGAACCAGTAAGTAATACTGAAAGGAAAACTTATGGTGTACAGTTTAATTCTAACAACCAGTTAGTTGTTAACGTGCCTTGGACATCTGGATCATATAATGGTTGGTTACTTGGTGGTGATTTAGGTGCTTCTGAATCTATTGCAGATGGAAACACAGCAAAGATTGCAGGAGGAGTTGCCTTAACAACTACAGTAACTGCAACAGATACATTAACAGTTGACTTAGATAATACAGCTGTATCACCGGGTGCATATACTAATGCAGACATTACAGTAGATCAGCAAGGTAGAATTATTGCTGCTGCTAGTGGAACTGGAGGATCTGCTTCAGTTGTAGGAACTAATGGTATTACTGCTAATACTGCAGGAGGAGTTGCTACAGTAGAAGTTGATTATCTTGGTTTAGATAATATTGTTCTTACTGCTACTACAGGATCTAACAACGAACCTACTCCAGGAGAAGATCATATTCTATATAATGATGCTAAGACTAATACAGTACAAAAAGTTTTAATTGATCAACTATTTGATTCAGGACCAATAGCCAAAACTATGTTTTCTGTACTAGATACTGGAACAACAAATGGTGTAGTAAAACAAATTGCTGGTAATTGGAATAGTTTACAAGTAACACCAAGCAGCTTAGGTGTTTATGCTGTATCATGGGCAATTGCTTTTCCAACTACAAATTATATTGTTCAGCTTACAACTGAAGGATCACCGGGTAATGATGCAGTATATATTACTGAAAAAACAGCTACTGGTTTTACATTACAATCAACAAATACGGCAGGAGCAAAAATTAATATATTAATCAACGTTGCTATATTTAATTAATATAAAATAAATATTAAAAAAAAAAGAACATGAGTGTTTATATACAAGAAGTCTTAGGTCTATTAAAAAGAGGTAAGAAAAAGAAAAAGTTAGACAAAGTTAAAGATCATTTTGAGTTTGGTAAACTTTATCAGAACAGTACTATTAATACTGGTGCTGCTTATAATCCTAAAATGGAACCATTTGTAGTCAAATGGGGTGATCTTGTATGTGAAGCAACTGAAGATCTAACAAGAACACAACCTGGTTCAGGTAATTTAGGTTTTGTACCTGTATATACTTCACCTGAAGGAACATGTTCATGGGATACCTTAAAAGATTCCATAATAACACAGAATGCTATAGGTGATACTATAAACATAGCAGGTGATTTATATGTAGACGGAACAATAACAACTCCTACTCTTACTGAAGACCGTATAGTTATAGTTGGTCCTGGTGGAGTATTAGAAGATGATGCTAACTTTACTATGGATGGTATTACTTTTACTGCAATAGTAAATGTTCAACATGGTAGTATTACAGCATCTCCAACTGTTCCAACAACCACTACAACTTTAAACTCAAACATTGTACTTAATGGGCCTATTACAGATTCACAAGGAAATGTTGGTCAACTATCTCAAGTACTTGTAGGTTTAGGTGACGGAAGAGTAGTATGGTCTGATGATGATGTTGTTGAAGCTTTAACTTATGGAAGCTTATGGCAGGGTAATGTAAATAATCTTAAACAAGAATTAGCTATAGGAACTGCAGATCAGATTCTTATTTCTGATGGAACTACTTTTGCATGGCAAGATAATCCTGCAGCAATTATAGGTGAAGCTTGTGCTATATATAGAATTCCTTTATACACTCCAACTCCTAATACATTAGGTTGTTCTTTATTAATTCAAGATGGTGATTCAAGTTTACCTGCGTCTGTAGTAATAAATGAAGGTAACATGCAAATCCAAGGTACTACTAAACTTGATACTGTATCACAAGATGATACACTTACACAAGTATTAGTAAGGGATCCGGCTAATGCTAATTTAGTTAAATGGAGAGATGCTTTAACTATTTCTCCAGCTTTAGGTTGGGATACAGTTGATCCTGATGCAGGAGTATCAGATTGGAATGTTGTATTCTTTAATGGATATATGGAGGTAACTACACCTCCTAATGCAACTAGAGGAATTAGACCAAATAATTTAACAGATGCTCAAGAAGGGTATTTTGTCTTTGTTGCAAACAGATCAGATATACCTTTAGATTTTTTACAATTTACGGGTGTCAATGGTGGAACTCCAGGTTTTGTTAGAACAACATGGTCAGGTTCTGGTAATAACGTTTATACTCCTACAGCACAGTCTGGAGGATATTGGCAATATGGTACTGCTGTTAAATTTCACTACATAGTTAGATTTCAGTCAGGTCAGCCTTATATATGGTGGGATGCATGCTGTGAAATAGCTGCACAAAATGAATGTCCAATTGGAACAGCAACAAGTTTTACTATAGCTGAAGATACACCAACAGGAACACTTAGTTTACCAGCAACAGATGATGGTTTAGGTGTTTTATCATGGAGTATTATTCAACAACCTCTTGATAGTGACGGAGTAACATCAGCAGGTACAATAGCTTTAGATTCTACTACAGGTACTTACGTTTTTACACCAGCTTTAAATTATTATGGTTCAGGAACATTTACTTGGCAAGTTAGTGATGGCTATTGTGTAAGTGATGTTATTACTGTTAACTTTACTGTTACAGCAGTTAGTGAATCACCAGTATTTCAAGTATATAATGGCGTTGGTGCCGTTTGTGGTGCAGCTTCTGTTGCTCCTGTATTTACAGGAACTGTAGGTGGTGCATACTTATATGAAGGACACTATTGTGATCCAGATCATGATTATACTCAAGTAACTCTTACTGTAGAATACTCAAGTGGTGGTGCAGGTGGTCCATGGATTGCAGGTCTTCCAGCTAATTTTGCATTAGTAAAAGATGATTTAAGTGGGGTTGCTACTCCTTGGAGATTTACTTTTACATCTTCATCAGTTCCTTCAGGACAAACTTGTTTTAGATTAACATTGCAAGATCCAGATGGTAATACCAATCAACAAATTTTCTGTGTTAGTGCTGCTTTTGATATTTTATTGAACATGCAATTTCAATTAGAGTATCAAAATCAACCTCCAAATCTAGGAGCAAATAGTAAACTACCTGTAGCACAACAAAATAATTTATCAGAGTATAGTGCTCCGTTAAATATAGAAGGTATTACATTAAGTGGATTCCCACTTCACAATCCTACAACAATGCCAACTTTTAGTAATAGTAATGGTTTGGCAAATAGTATAACTGCAACCGGAACATATCCAGGAAATACTTTATTTACTTTATTTGTAAATAACAATGTTTTAGAGGCTGCTCCTTTTAGTGGTGTGGCTTTAAGTAATGCTGCAGTTGGNCAAACAGTAATATTTACTCAAGCTCAATTAAATGCTGCACTTCCATCTNCTGCACCGTTTAGTGGTAATTTAGTATATACTTTAAGAGAGGAAGATATAACATATGCACCAAACAATGGAAATACCCCAATTCCTCTTGCACAAAATGCTGCTATGGCTAATCATAATTGTAATGATGGTGGATTTGGACTAACGTTTAGAGGTACTGATGCATCAGGAAATGTACAAACTTTTAAATCTAGAAGGTTTTCTTCATCAAATGGTGGTTCCACTAGGGGTAACTCAACTAGATTCTATTCTGCTGATGCTTGGGCTCCTCCTTTATCATATATTACTCAAGGTTTAGGAGCTAATGCAGTTTGGTGGTCAAGGTCAAGAGTTGGTGGATCATTTGCAACTTATTATACAAATATGGATACTACTACTGGTGGTATTATATATGATAATAGAAACTGCCAAGCATTTGCTTTACCTGGTTATTTTGAAACCCCTGCAACATATACTGTAACTAGTGATAGAACAAGTGGTTTATTTAGTTTACCTAATGCATTAGCTCTTCAATTAGCAGCTTCTGCTTCTAATGGTATTGTAACAATGTCTATGGTTGGAGATACATGGGCAAGAGCTGCTGGTAATAATAATGCTACTATTAGAGTAGATGCTGTAGACGCATCAGGTGCAATAACAGCTTCAACACTCAGTGCAGGAGGAACAGGTTATGCTGGTATTAATCAGGCTAACTCATATTTTGCTACTACAGGTGGAAGTGGTTCTGATGCATTCTTTTTATGTGCGTATAATGGTGCTACGGGTACTATAACCACTGCTACTCCTTGGAACTTATATCCAGGAACAGGGTATCAGGTTGGTGATCTGTTAACAGTTGATGGTCCAGGGACAGCATATGCTAATACACATGGTGATGCTGCCGCTATAAGAATATTCAGAGAAGATCCAGCAAATCCAGGNAGTCATATAGAAGTTGGTATAAACCCAGCTACTGGTAGAACTTTACAAGCTGGAGATGGTACATCTATTCAAGTAGATTTATTTAATAACACTGTAACTGTAGTATAATGGATAAAGTAAAACAAAATAAAGCAAGTAACCCTATGAGTCCACACAGTCCTAAAGTTAGGGCTGGTGGCTCAGTAGTTACTAATCAAGCAACAGGTAAGGGAGGTTTTACATCAAACCCGGATACNAGTGTTCTTGGTACTATGAATGGTATAATGAAAGATCAGTATAACAAGTAAATTACTTTTGGTCTTCTAATTCTTTTTGTAGGCATGCAAGTGCACGCCAGGCAACTTTTGCTGTGTGACGTATTCCGTCATCATCAATTGTTCCTGCATCTATAAGATGTCTAGCTAATGCATCAAAATCATCATTGGACTTGTTACGGTCCCAATGTAGTGGTTTATCTGCATGATGTTGAATGTTTCCTTGTAAGGATACTCTTGCTATTTCTTTTATAGCATCCGGGAAGTATCTTAATACACCAGTAAATACTGGAGTAGCTTTTCTAGAAAAGCATCTATTTTCAGCTTTTTTCATTTCTTTTTTCTTTTTCTTTTTTCAGCCATAACATCTTCAATCTTTCTAACTTCATATGCTCCACAAGGACCATCAGTAGCAAGAGATGTTGCTTTCCTATTAGTTCTTTGCCAACTATATGTTTGACTATCTTCATCACAGGGTATAAATTTAATACCAAGTTTAGAATATTTTTCTATTCTTTTATCTTTTTTTTTCATTTGTCTTTATTTTTACGATAGTCCATGATGAAGCCTATTGCCACTAGTAAGTTTAACCCTATACTAGCAATGATTTCATGTATATCTTTATATGTATTTACTGACAAGTGTACATGACCTATAACCCAAAAAGGTATAGCCATTTGTTGACTATACCAGATTAAGGCAAACTCTATAAACTTTTTCACAGTCTCTATTTTTTTGGATAGGCTATCTCTTGAAATTCTATTTCTACTTCTTCCCAATACTTCTTTAGAGTATCAAAGGGAAAACTATCACAGAAATACTGTATCTGTAGGATATGTTTAAGGCCATCTAACGGACCCATAGATGTATAAATGCTTTGAGCTCTCACCTGCGGTTCCGTTAGTTTAGTTGTTGACCAGTCCATATTTAATCTCCTAATTTTTTACCTACTAATATACTTAATAAGAAGAAAAATAAAAAAATTAATATTATAAAACCTACTGTTTTCATATTCTACCCATATACATTTCTTGAACTAAAACTTTTTCTGTTATATCTTCATCTATAGGTATTTCTACAATATCCTCCATCACTACATCTATATCATTATAGTTAGTATTAACTTCAACATTAGAGAACAAAGTACTTTTGATAACTTCTGTTGTTATAAAGTCATGAAAGTTTTGCTGATCACCTAGCCAATCTCTTGGGTGTGCTTTTTTCAATGCATGTGTTACATGATTATAAAATGCCCAGGCAGATTCACTGTTAACTCCATAATCAAAAGAAGGCTTTTCCATCTCTTTCTTAACCATAGATACTTGCTGCGTGTCAAGAAGATCTTCATCAATAAATAGTCTACCTATCAACTCAGACTGATTCTTACATGATAGAGTCACAGTTTTCAGATAGTCTTTATCAGATATTAATCTTTTATAATACTTCTCAGCATTTTTAATCTGATCACTCATATGGATCTTTGTGTCCATATTAGCAGTACCAGTATGCTTTCTATTATAATTCATCATATCTCCTGCAACCATTCCGTTGCTACATACTAAAACATATGCTCCAACAGCACACTGAAATCTTGTGCTCTTATCATATGAGTTTGTCCAAGAAAACATCATACCTAACTCTTCTTCAGTCTCTATGCTATTATCAATTGGATTAATTGGTCTAATATGATAGATCCCTTGAGCTACATTAGCGCTCATATTAGATCTATAAACCTCTTTTGTTATACTGAACCCACTTGCTGAAAGCAGATTCATTGTGTTGTCAATTACTTCTTTGTGAGAAATAACTGTGTAACTTTTACCATGGTTAGGTAAAGGTTGATTTTCCAGATAATTTCTGGTTACTTCTGTTGGTCTTTTATACCCCATAATTATAAACTTATTAAGTGTAAATATAATAAATTAATCTGACTCAGCAAATTAATCTTTAACAAACTGTCCATTAATCATTCTGCCTGTGCGTTTTGTAATTACATTGTAAGCACTTTCAAGGCATTCTTCAAGACTTAAACCTTGCATTTTAGCTTGAATAATCAGGGTGACCATAATATCACCCATAGCATCTATAATCTCTTCACGATCATCATTGTTGATAGCCGTAATAAGTTCTGTTGTTTCTTCTAATGTTTTCAATGACTGGGCCATTGGTGTAGCTTTAGCAAGAATACCTCTTTCTTCAGCCCATACTTCTATGACTGCTTCTAATTCAAAATAATCCATAATTTATATTTATTTTATTGTTAATTTATTAAAAAGGCATACCCGGCATAGCACCACCTGGAGGCATTGCTCCCATTTGGTCTTCATCTGTTTTAATTAATGCACACTCAGTAGTAAGTATCATACCAGCAACAGAAGCAGCATTTTCTAATGCAATCCTTGTTACTTTTTTAGGGTCAATAATGCCTGCGTCAAGCATATCTACATACTCATCTGTTTTAGCATTATAACCAAAACCGTCACCTCTTGATAATACACTTTCCATTTTTACATCAGCACTTACACCTGCGTTTTCACATATAGTTCTGAATGGTGATGTAAGAGCTCTAGCTACAATATCTATACCTGTGCTTTCATCATTAAAATTAGTTTCATAAATAAGTATTTTACTAGCTTTAAGTAATTCTACACCACCTCCAATAACAACACCCTCTTCAATAGCAGCTTTAGTTGCAGCAAGTGCATCATCAACCCTATCTTTCTTTTCTCTCATTTCTACTTCAGATGCCGCTCCAACATAAAGAACTGCAACACCACCAGCTAACTTAGCTAAACGTTGTTGTAATACTTCTTTGTCATATTCACTATCACAAGTATCAATTTGAAACTTAATATTTAGAACTCTTTCTTCTATATAGTCAGCATCTCCTGATCCATTTACTATTGTAGTATTTTCTTTATCTACAGTAATTGTTTCAGCTTTACCTAATAGCTCTAATGTTGCGTTTTCAAGTGTAACACCACTCTCTTCAGAGATTACTGTAGCACCTGTTAAAACTGCTATATCTTCTAGCATACCTTTTCTTCTTTCACCAAAGCCTGGAGCTTTGACTGCAGCTATCTTAAGGCCACCTCTTAGTTTATTTACAACAAGAGTTGCTAATGCTTCACCGTCAACATCTTCTGCTATAATCAATAAAGATTTACCTGATTGAGCTACTAGTTCTAATACAGGTATAAGATCTTTCATTACAGAAATCTTACTGTTAACTATAAGGATATAAGGATTTTCCAGGTCAACTGACATTTTTTCTTGATTAGTAACAAAATAAGGAGATAAATAACCTCTATCAAATTGCATACCTTCAACTACGTTGACATATGTTTCCATTCCTTTAGCTTCTTCTACAGTAATGACACCTTCTTTACCCACTTTTTCAAAAGCTGCAGCAATAAGATTACCTATAACATGATCATTATTAGCAGAAATACTAGCAACTTGTCTGATCATATCAGAAGACTTATCCACTGGTATGGTATTATCTGCTAAATGATCCACAATAGTACTTACTGCTTTATCTATTCCACGCTTTAAATCCATAGGGTTAGCGCCTGCAGCAACATTCTTTAATCCTTCTGAAACAATTGCCTGAGCTAAAACTGTAGCTGTTGTAGTTCCATCACCAGCTAGATCATTAGTTCTACTTGCTACTTCTTTGACCATTTGAGCACCCATGTTTTCTAATGGGTCCTCTAACTCTACTTCTTTGGCTACAGTAACACCATCTTTAGTTACTTGTGGTCTACCATAAGATTTAGAAATAACTACGTTTCTCCCTTTAGGCCCTAGGGTTACCTTAACTGCATTAGCTAAGGCATCCACACCATTTTTTAAGCCATTCCTGGCTTCTATATTAAATTTGATTTCTTTTGACATTTAAAATAATTTTAGTTGATTTTTATTTACTGTTAGTATACTATTAATCTCTGTTTCAATGGCTTGCAAATAATATATCTTATCTATATTATAGTCAGACCACTTAGGCGCTAGTTTCATCTTATTAAAGACTGTTTGTACCCACCTGCCAGCTTCTAATTGTATTTCTCTTGAGTCATCTTTATTGACCTTTACAATTTTTACACCTTGTTTGGATATAAAATATCTATTAATTTTCTGAAGCTTCTCTTCTTTATATGCTCCATTTTCTATGCTACGAGCTATTTGTTGCCATTGACCTTTTGATTTACCACCTATACAATAATCAAGAATATTTTTATTCTCTTCTAAGTAATCTTCTGGTAGTATATCATTAACAAAGTACTGATATATGGCCTTTGGAATAACTAGCTTAGACTTATTCTTATGTAACTGTAGATCTTGAAAATCAAAACGTCCTTTAAGCTTAACAGGAGCAAAACTAAATTTATCATTCTCAACTTTAAATAAGTAATGAGGCTGACTCTGTTTAACTTCTCTCCACTTAGTAATGTCAACATTTACATAGTTGTTTACACCAATATAATTATTAACATCTGAAAGTACCAATTTTTGGTATTGATCATGTTCTAAGTTTAAACTTGTAGTACGCTCCCACTCTTCACATATTTCCATATATAAATCATAGTGCTCTTTAGGTATAATAGTTTCCACACCATCTGTGTTTTGCAATAAAGCAACTGCACCTGGTATACGTTCCATTATTTGTTCATACAACATCATCAGTGTTAACTGACCATTAATTGTAATTCTCATACATAACTCAGGATCATAGAAGAAGCTATTTACATCATTGCTAAGACCAAAAGTAGAATTAAGTATAATCTTATATACATAATTCATTGGATTGCTCTTAGGTATCTTCTTACGCTCCTCAAAGAACCACTCATATTGGTCACAAAATGCTTCTTTTGGAAAATGACCCGGAGACCATTGATTTTTAATAGCAAGATTAGGATAAAAACTAGTAACATCTGATGACATTATAATCATATCTTCTGAGCTTTCATAAACACCTTTAGCTGCTGCACCGTGTGCGCCACCTAATCCAAAATGAGTATTAACATTTTTGTACAAGATGTTGTACTTAAAACTACCTTTTAAATTAGATGCATCTATCTCCAGGGTTTTAAATCTTTCATGTAAAAGTTTAAACTCAGGAGATGTAAATGAAACATATGGTAATATTATATCTTTAACCTTTATAGTACCCCTATGAGTTCTCATTTGTTTGAGATTTCTCATTGGTATATTTAAGTTTCTAGATAAATAATAACCAAATATTTCTTTACTGATTCTTGGTTCTGATGCACTAAACATGTTAATACCATAAGTTCCAGTTAGTTCTTTTCTTAGGCCAACTTGAGACTTAGATCTATTATAAATTTCTTTTGTAGATCTAACATCATTAATACAATACTCAAGAATAATATCTATTTCTTCCTGAGTTTTTATTTCTGTCTCATGATGAATAGGCATATCTAGAATATTCTCCCAATCCATGCTGTACTGTATCCACTTAAGGCTTGAACGTTTAGCTGGATTATCCCAATGGTGTAATTTAAATATGTCTATTTGACCTATTTGCATCTTCCATTGTGGATAATCACTGAATTCTTTTGCGTTAGATTTCTGAATACAACGTTGGGCATACTTATAAATAATATTAGCTATAGAGTTACCGCTTAAGGTAGACCATAAATAATAATTATCTAATATATAATGAGTGACTTGACCATCAAATGCTAATCCATTGTATGATATGTGCCACTCTTTGTTTTTAATATTTTCTTTAAGGAAACTTATGAAACTCTCTAAATCATTACGCAGGTCATGAATAACAAAGACTTTTGTTTCTGTAGTCTTGTAGTGTTCAAATACCCCGGTAAAGCAATTAGATAAAGTCTCATAGTCCATTACCCAATGTTTCATTCTTATATTTTTTAAATATTAGTGCCAAAAAAACCCCAAATCAATGAGGCTTTCTTTTTTTAGTCTGTAAAGTATTAGACCTTTATTGACCAGGTAAGATTACTTTAGACACTGGTGTTTCTTTAACATCAACTTGCATAAATGCATTATAGTCAAATGACTCTGCGTTAACTGCAAACATGTGAATAAAAGTTTCAATATCAGCTTTATCACTAAGATAAAACTCAGAGAATGTATCAACCAATCTTCTCTCTTCTTTTACTGTTTTACCAGTTTGTTGGTTGGGTGTTTTTAGTCTAATTGGTTCTCCATCATCATTTAGTTTTGGGACCATGTGATAAGATTGTTTCATCACTTTACTGATGACTGCTAAAATGCCTGACGCAGGGTCAAACATAGCTTCTGTATATGGTGAGTCTAAGCTTACCGGTATAAGTGTAAAAGAATTTACATTTCTGAATACTGATTTTACCAGCATCATATTCTGTCCTATTTGTGTCATAATTGGTTTATTTATTGGTCAAAGATATTGAAACATCTTCTAATAACCTAGATAATTTATAGTTAATATCCTCTAATGTCTCTTTGATTAAATCTGGTGGAGTACATATCTCATGTACATCCTCTATTTGATCCTTAGAGATACCAAAGAACTCAGCATACTCATCATGACTATCTTGTGGAGATAAGAATGAATGTATATACTCTGATACTTTTTGATCATCATTAAAATAATCTAATATAGAGATCTTGCTATCAATGCTAATGTTTGAATATTTACCACTGATAAAGTTATCATAATCAAATTTTAGTTTACTAAAGTCATATACCACCAAATGTTTATTATCAGTCAGTTCAATTGTTTCATGATAATATTTATTTGATTCAATGTAAATGTCAAGAAACTTTCTAAATTTCACTGACATTGGTGTTCTATATAAACATATAAACATTGTATCTTCAGTAGAGTAAACATCTTCCCAGGCAATATAAGTTTGCCTAGGAACATATGTCAATCCTTTCTTTAATCCTAATAACGGATACATGAAAACCTTACTCTTTTGAAAATAGTCTGTGTATACACCCATACTATAAGTTAACTTTATTTACTAAAAATTGATAGGGTAAACTGTAATTTCTTTCTTTGTAATGATAATCTGCTGTTTTTATCACACCTCCTAAACCTTCAGCCCACTTGCCTAATGTTTCCTGAGATACGTCAAACACATAAGCTTGGTTATATTTATCTATTACAACAAATTTAAATTCAATCTTATAATCATCACGTCCTTCTCTACCAGATAATGACTCCCATACTAACTTACAATATATAGCTGCTTGCAACCAATAATTATAAAAGTCAACTGTTTCTTGAAAGTCAGTAATAGTTTTACCTGTAGTCTTTAAATCAGAAATAACTACTTTTTTATTTTTATGATCCACACTATAGAAATCTACATATCCATGTAATCCAAATGGTTTATCATTTAGCTTACATGTTAAGTATTTTTCTGCATGAGTTTCATAATCATCTAATTCAAAGTCAGTAGTCTCTTTAGAATATAAGTTCATTATGTCCTTATTATCTTTAAGAACTTCAATCTGGTCCTTAGACCTACTTAAAGTTGACTCATCAATTGTATCTTTATTGGTGTTACTTAAAAACTTCCAATATGATTCATTATCAACAGTTCTTACTTTTGCTAGCCTAGCTTCATCAGCTTTTAAAGACTGATATAAGTTAACTGACACAAGTGATTCAAGTATAACAGAGTCTTCACATTCTGCTAGTGTTTCTGCATCTGTATGAAGTATTAAATCTTTTAGCACTTTCTTCAAAGATTCAGTTGGGATCTTGCCCGGCATAAGATTAAACTTTTTATCAAAGTTTTCAGGTTCAAACAATAAACAATGTAAAAGTTTACCCTCCACTAAATGTTTATCTGTTCTTACTTCTCTATCTAATAATATATAATCCTTATAAAATAAGGATGGTGAAAATAATAATTTATTAAGAGAAGAGTAGCTAAAGTTAAAATCTTTAGCATAAAACTCTTCTTCTTTACTTACATTTTTAGTCATTTATCTTTGATTTTATTTCTTCTGCAATATACAAATTTTCTAGATCAACTTTAAATACATCCGCTCCAGGGCCTACAATATTACCCATTAAAGTACTTAAAAGTTTTTCTCTTGTTTTGTTTACTGCATATGTTGTTAATTTTCTGTCTTTTGCTAATAGTGTCAAATAGTTATTGAATGAGTGTATACCTGATGTACCGTGCCCACCTTCATATGCTTTTAGTCTATTACGCATTGTTTTAACATTAACAGAATTCCAATTTGTAGTAGCTTTAATCCAATCATAATTCCAATAATATAGTTCTGATACTACATCAAATGATTTTTCTATATTACAATTAGCTAATAACTCTAACGCTAGTGATCTATTATCTATATCACTACTAGTAATCATATCATGCATGTTTTTATACTCAGTATTTTCTATTACTGCTAACTCACTATCAATAATATTAGAGATTTGTGTATCTAATACAATTTGTGATGTGTTATCTTTTAAATTATTAAATGCTACATAATTCTTTTCATTTAAATACCAATCATGCCCATTGCCATCATTATCTAGATGTTCATCACGAATCCATTGTTCTAAATCATTCACTGTTTTTGTAATAAAAGATGTTTGTGAATTCCAATGCTTATTTATCTTGAAGTTGATCTGTGCAGTTGTTGGTGCTGTTCCTAAAAACTCTTGAAGTTTTACCAGTGCACCATCACTTAACATATCTATTTCTTTCATATGTACTAATATCTGAAATACATCTTGAAACGCTATAGATGAGGTCCACTCTCTTTCAATTATATTATCAAAAAGCTTCATGGATACAATTGATATATCAGCCTTAGATGAATCTCTAATTACTTTACAATTATATTTTTCTTTTAATAAATCCACCTTTTGTCTAGGTAAAGTTATCTTTGGAAATCTATATATTTTTTTATCTTGTAAATCAATTGCTGAATCATCAAATGCCGGTATCCCTAGCTCATGCAAGTCTTTTAAATCAATATGCCAACCATCTTTTTTAAACATCCACATAGAGTCTAGTTTACAAAACTCAATTGCACTTGCTTTTAATTTATTATTTTCCCAATACTCATCATGAGTAGTAATTTGTAATTTATATCTTTCTCTCATTATTTTTATTTTAAATATTTTTGATATTCTTTTTTAACAGCTACCTGGAATGTATAAAGATCTCTGTTGTGTATGCTTATCTCTCTTCTTACTATAGGTTCTAAGTATCTAAAAGTAGTTTTACATAATTTATCTTTACTATCTAACCACAGTATCATATCCTGTGCACTCTTTCTTTCAAACTTTAAAAAGTTTGATACTTCAAGCCAGTACTTAAGATCTTTATCTCTATTATCTGCATATGTAATATTACTACAGTCTTGAGCAAATTGCCATAATAGATGATAATTCTTTGTATAGTCTATTGTAGGTACAATTTTAAGAGCTAAAGCTTTGTCATCATTATATGAAGTAAGCTGAACTTTAAGATCACTAAGAAGTTGTTCATCAAGAATCATCTTTGTTGCAGATGCACATAATACTGTCTCAGGATCAATAACACTAACATCTGTGGTATCAATTATATGAGCTAAATTTACAGCCATACCGGTTATCATCCACTCATCATAAAGACTAGTTTCAATATCTAAATCATAGTATCTTACACTTTCTGTAAGCTTAGGAGTTAGTATAACTTCTAGACCAGAATTGTATATTGCTATTTCTTTAGAATGAATTGCATGATGTCTACCTTTAGTAGTTTCATAATTCCACAGCTTGTTCATCATTATAGTAGAAGGAATATTGTCAGCGTTTTCTAAACGGTGAGTTGATATATCTTCATGGCCTATAATTAGATCCGCCAGTTCATAATCATTTGTTACACTTATATTATGCTCTCTAAGGGCTGCTTTTAATCTATCTAGAGATACAGTACACTTGGGCAATATAAAAGCTTTCTTTTTAGTTCTAAAGGTTTGGTCATCTTCTGTTGGGACAGTTAGTATAGTGTTTATTCTTTCATATGTTGTTTGATCTTGAGTACATAATACTTTGTCTATATTACTTGAACCAGACAGGACACCGTAAATAGTGTCCTGTTCTAATCCAAAGTAAGCTAAAGCATCAGTATCAAACTCTTGATATACTGATTTATTTGCCATTTTATTTCATTGTCATTTTAACAATCTCAGGGATCATCATTAGTTTATTAAACTTTTTTTTATTACCGTTGAATATTGTACGTACAATTAAATACTTAAGATCATTTGTAAAATAATCTTGAGTACACAAAGCTTTAAGTCTATCTGTAACTTTTTGACTTACTGTATTCTCATTAGAGTATACAACAGAATAGTTACCTAGTCTTGTAGCTAGTGTTGATGCAATATCAGCACGGTATGTATCATCTTTACCAACACAACCTCTAAGCTCACCTAAAATGTATGCCTCATTATCATGAGTCAATAAATCTTTTGGTGTTACTAGCTTATCAAGCTTGTTATTAATAAATGTAGTAAACATAGAAGCAAACTCATCTCCTACAGAACCTTCACCAATCATTTGAATTAATGATAAGTTATCTTCAAACTTCTCAAAACTAGAGATAGAATTAAAGAACGTTGTAATAGATCTTGCATTTGTTTCTTGTGTTACTAGTTCTGGATGTAATAATAAGAAGTTGATACATCTAGTATCAATTCCTGCACCCTCAGCCCATTGTGCCCATACATTAACATCAAACTTAAGATTAGCGGTTACATATCTAGTCTTCTGTGCACTATCTACACTGTTAACCATATAGTCACCATTATCTGGGTTAGCTGTTAATATAATATGCCAATCTTTTGGTAGAGTCCATGAAATATAGGTTTGTCTATCAATCAATTCCATTACAGCTTGAATAAACCTTGTGTCTGCACGGTTCCAGTCATCTAATAATAAGATACCACCGGCCTTTGCATCAGCAATCCATTCAGGTGCACAATAAGACATTCTATTCTTACCGGTCATCTTAAATCCTTGCTTAAGATATTCTTGTACTGCAAGTTCATCAACCCATTGACCAACTTTCTTTGTTACAGGACCCATTTTAGCTAAATCAGCAGATGCAGCAGCTCTTTGAGCGGCAGTATAACTGATATCATCTAATTTCTTTGCTGGTATTATTTTTTCTTTATACATCTGGAATTGACGTACAGGGAAACCAACTAAGTCACCTAACTCTTCTATCTGAGCTAAGTTTAACTTTACAAACTTTAAGTTATTATCCTGAGCAAGCTCTACTATAGTAGAAGTCTTACCAATACCTGATTCACCTACTACTTCTACAGATACAGGGCTTTTACCACCCTCCTGTAGAAATCTATTATTTGTGATTATGTGATTTACAAATCCTTTTAACTCTGTTACATTTAAATTTACTTGTGCCATTTTTCTATTAATTTAATTTGATTTTTTGTCCTGGTAATTCCTCATTGATTGCACTAACACTACTATGTACCCATAAGGTATTTGCAGGACAGTCATCAGGAGAGTATGCTTCACCATCTGTTAAATATATTAGAGCTGTATAAACTCCTTTTTTTTCATTAAAGTGGTCAATTACTGGTTGGAAACTTGTTCCACCACGACCGTGTATTTCCCAATCTTTCTTAGGTTTAAATTCTTCCACGCTTACCAAGCGGGTGTCACATTGTGCTACTGTAATTTTATGACCTGTCTTATGCATATGCGTAAGCTCACTGAAGAATTCTTTTAACTCTTCATTATTTACAGATCCACTTGTGTCAACACCAACTAGTATGTGATTTTTGAATTTAATTTTAAGACCTGGATTAGCTGCATAACGTTTATTGTATTTACGTCTCAGCTTTTTGGTATAAACTATACTAGAGTTACCTACAAATCTTCTTAGATATCCTTTCCAATCAAACTTAGCCGGTTCAATGTGCATTAACCTATGAATCAAATCAGCAAGCTCACCAGGTATACTACCTTGTTTCTTTTGTGTTTGTTCAGCTGATTCTTTTAACTGATGATCAATTTGTTTTTGCATCAATTTTTTATCAGCTTCAGGTAATTCATCAAACTCTTCCCATGTACCATGACAGTGTGGGCTATTACCATCCATAGTATCAATTAAGCTATCTAATGATGGGCAACTCCCATCTTCTTGTGCCTGTTCTAAAAGCTCATAGTACTTTTTAGTACCTGCTTTACTTGGAAGATTTAATTCAGGAAAACTTGATAATAATAAACCACCTTGCGGCAACTTACTTTCCAGTATGTACTGGTTTATTTCTAAATCAGCGGCTATATTAAATAGTTTATGATCAGAATATAGGTCTCTTAATATTAAATGGCCAAATGCAATATGCAATAGCTCATGTTTAATTAATCCATATCTATGATCTTCACTGAGTGCTTCATAAAATTCAGGGTTTATAGTCAATTGCATACCAATACCGTGCTTACTAACTCCTGCTGTAGGAATTTGATTAGTAAACTTCTTATTGATACCAATTAAAAAGAGCCCGTAAAAGGGCTCTGCAAATATTAAACTTTTAGTTGTCCGTGCAACTTGGTCTTGTATGTTAATCATGTTCTTTTATTTTTCTAAGAATGTCCATATATATTTTATCTACTTTACTTGCTTTGATGAATGTATAAATCCTATTACTATTGAATGAACCTATTTTAAATGTATATTTTACAGCTATGCAAAAATCTACACGGTCTTTAAACACTAGTGCTTTGGCCATAAGCTTATCAACTAATTCTTTGTCTGCAAAATCTGCATTATTATATAGTTCACATGCTATAGCTTGATCATCAGGTAAACCCTGAAACATTTCTTTAAATCTAAAAAATTCATCAATTGTTATTATTCTTTTTTTTATCATTCTCTATTAATTCTATCCATACGCCTGGTTCTTCCTTATTATATGTATACTGTTCAAATGCAGGAATTATAAATTCAGCATTATCATCTTCAATCCAACCATACTTAACCATATCATCTTGCACTGTTTGTGCAGGATTTAGATAGTCAAATTTATGGCGGCTGCCTCTAACAAATTCAAATGATATTTTTACTGGGAGTTCATGTTTTTCTAATTCCTTTTTAAACTCTTCAGTATATTTAGCATAAATATCTTTTGTTGCTTTTCTGTAAGTCATTACAGCTTTGCTTGCTATAAAGTATTTACCTGTCCAACGTCTACCGTTCTTACTAGAAGGAACGTTTCCTGGTATCCACCATTTTTTATTTTGCATCATCTTCAATTATTTCTACATCAGTCCATGCTGCTAAATGTACTACTTCACCATTGTCTCTGGTACAGTAACTATACATTCCATCTATAGATCTAAAGTTAAGTTCTTCTCCTTCTTCAACGGGAGGAGCTCCGGGCGGTACCTTATCTTTGGTAACTATTTTTATTCTACTATTGTTGGGTACTTTGTGTAATTCCATTTTATTTATTTAAAGTTTCTTTTAATAAAGGTTTTAGCATTTTATGTACTTTATCAAGCCCATGTAGTTTCATAGCATCTGATATGTCTTTACATATAGTTGGTACAAATCCATAAATATTATATGTTTCTGCATATCTTTTTACAGCTGCTATACCTGCATCATCATTATCAAAAAGAGTTATTACTTTTTTAAATCTCTTTTTAAGATTAAACATTACATGTGGCTTAATCATAGTATTCTCACTGTCTGGTGCAATAACTTCAATGTTATAACCTATACTTTTTAAGCACATTGCATCTTTAAGTGAAGAACATATAACTAAATACGGTTTTTTATACTTTAGTTGATCAATACCCTGGATATGATTTTTAACTTTATGAAACTTGTGTTTCTTACTGTTAGGTTGATATATTTTAAATACATCATTATTTTTATCAAAATATCCATAGCACCATTTGCTACCAACTTGCAAGCTTTTATGCAAACCATTGTCATCTTTAGCCATATTGAAATATTCAATTGGCTTAACGTTATACTCATCAAGCATAGTTTTACCTATCCTAAATGATAACCAGTACTTTCTGTCTTCAATACTCCAAGATCTATATTTTATATAGTCTATTTTCCATTTAGCTTGAGGTTTAAAAGATTGCTCTGTTGTACCCCCTGCTTGTATAAATGTATTATAGTCTTGAATTATTCTTCTAGTGGCTTGAGGATAACCCAAGTTAAATAGTAACTGAACTAGGTCAGCTTTATTTCCACCTTTACCTGTTGAAAAGTCTTTGAACTTATACTGCATAATAGTTTTATCAACATATATGCAAAAGCTTGGTGTCTTGTCATTAGGATTAAATATTGATCTAATCTTAATGTCTTGACCTGTAAGCTGTTCAGGTAAATCTAAATAATATTGAAACACCCATGTACTTGGTATATCTGATTCTTCTAATTTTAAATTTTTAGTACTAAACATAAACCAAAGATATTAAAAAGATATGGGCCCAGCTTTACACTGAGCCCATTCTTTAGGTTTATATTATAAATCAAAGTCACTTCCTACTGAAGGAGCAGGCTCAAAATTACCTGAGTTAGCTACTTCTTTCTTAAGAAATGGTCTAAAATGATTTGTATTATTCTTGTCAAATGACAATAAGTTAGAGGATTCTGTATCCATTGATTCTAATGGCACACCATCTCTACTTCTTTTAGGTAAAAACAAGTCATTATTTACATAACCTTCTTTGTTTTCCCACTCACGTGCACCTAAACAAGCATTAATATATCCTGTTTCAGAACATACATTTCCAGCTTTAACCATAAAATCTTCAATTGTAGAAGCTTCTATAGCATCAAGCTCAGATCTTTTACCAACAACTTCAGATAAGAAAACCATAGCTTTCAAAACTTCTGTGTCACGGCTGATCTCATTACCATTGTTTAATGTAGCATCTTTAAATGGATATGGAGAGAATCTTACTCTACCTACCTGGCCCTCAAAACGTGGTCCATTAGGATTATTCATATCTTTTAAGAAACCGTTAAATTCACCTGTTACTGGTTCACCCTCTACATGTAGAGTAATGTTATATGCTTCTGCATCATATGGAGTTTGATCAAACGTTACTGAATTGATCTTTACTTTTTGGTTTCCTGTTCCAATAACTGGTTTTGTTCCACCTGATCCGGCAGACATGTCTTTAGTACTTAACATAATTTATTTTTTTATTAATTAATAATTATTGATTGTATTCTTCAATACAATCTTTTACAAACTGTAGGTCATTAGGGATAAACTTATCCTCAAACATACCCATGGGTGATTTACATGTGTTCTCTCCTGAGTTTTGAGTTTCAAAACCATAGGTAAGTTCACCATCATCATTTTTATTTACTTTTCCAAATAACACAATAGAGAATAGACCTTCCAAAGTTAAAGTATTGTCAATCATTTTGCCAATAGTCTTTGCTTTAATCTTTCTGTTCCCGTTGATATCCGTTGAATCTTCTGAGTGAGTTAAGAATATTATTGTTAAGTCATCTCTTAGATCTTTAGGTAACTTAGCTACCATAGCTAAATTAGCTGCAATCTGAGTAAACTTATCATAACCTTTCTCATTTGCTCTATCAAAATATTCAAAAGAACTCATATATTGCCAATCATCAACTACAATAGTTTTGATATGGCCCATTTTATCATTTACATGATTCATTGCTTTAATAATACCAGGCGCACTTGCAGCAGCAGTTAGGTTACCCTTTGGGTTATCCTTTGATATCTGAGTGTACTTGCTTTTATACCCTTTAAAAGGCAAAGGTTTGTTTGCAATGTTTATAATGAAAGTTTCTTCTGGTTTTAATGTTCTGATTGAGGTAGACTTTCCTGTACCTGAATCAGCAATTACTAATACGCTGTTTGCCATTTACTTGTTTTTAATTATAGTTATTAATTCTTTTAATGTATGGTTTAAATCATTTAATTTTTCAACCACAGCAGATAGGTTGGGAGTAGTGGAGGAAGGGAGCAGTGCATCTGGATTTGGTAAATCAGGATTAGCAAAGTCTACAATTGAATTCCCTCTATTTGTAACATCATTAATTACTTTTAATTCCCCTACTGGTATTATATGTCTCTGAAACCCTGAGTTAGATGTGATCATTTCATACTCTTCTTTCCAATGCGGATTATACTTATGTAAGTATAGAGTTCTTTTAGGATCTTCTGTTTCATAATCTATAGATACAAATTCAGTATATATATCTTCTGTTTTTTCTAACTCACTAGGGAAGAATGATACATGTAGTTCATCTTTTCCTGAAGGCCTGTAAGCCATTTTTGGTATATATAGAGCATTGATTATACCTTCTGTTTGAAAGTAATCCTCATGCTCCTCTCTAAGGGCTTTTACCTTATTTTTTCTTTGTTGTGGTGTTAGTCCCATACTTTTTCTATTATTTAAATTTTTAGTATTTATCATCTGCGTTCTTGTTGTGCTGGTGTTTGCATTTCTTCTATTTGCATTTGTTCAAATTTTGCTTTAAAGAAACTCATTCTTGCATCACCATTTCTGGCTTTCAAGAAATGTAAAACCAAAGTTCTGTCATTTTCAATCATATATCTATCAGGTCCATAGAACCTAATCTTCTGCTTAGCTGGCCGGTTAATACCAATCAACATATCTGCATGTTGTAACATAGCATCTGAACCAAATATATCTGACTCAAGTATATAGTTACCATACTTACCATCTATAGCCCTGTCCGGGTTATCTATATTCCTGTTAAGTTGAGATAAAGCAATAAATAAACAAGGATAATCTCTCTTACACTGTGTAAAAAATTCACCCAGTTCAAATAACATATCTAATGTATTATTTTGATATGGTGCTCTTTTAACTAACATAGTATGATCAAGAGTTATCATTGTATTTACTCCTTTATGTAAATTCATATATACATCTATTTGTTCACGCATTTGGTTAACAGTCATAGGTGTACTTATAATGTCTACTGGATTTTTAACTCTTTCCTTAGCATATTGATGACATGTGTTTAATGCCTCACTACTAAGTACAGATCCTGCACTACATAACTCTTTATATGTCTTACCGGTTATAGAACTGAATTCTCTAATTGCTGAGGTTCTACCCACCATCTCAAATTGAAATTCTAATACCCTAAACTTATCATGCGGATTAAGAGCAAATGATTCTCTAATAATTTGATCTTTAATTAATGTTTTACCTGATCCAGGCCTACCACCAATTACTGTCAAAGTATTCCACTCTAATCCATCAGTAGCAGCATCATTAAACTTAGGCCAGGGTGTATATATTGATTTCTCTTCACCAGTTGACCTAGCGTACATATATTTAAGAGCTTCATTAAAAGCTGCATATTGACCAACCCATGCTTCTGATGTTTTTTTCATACTACGTTTTCTTTAAAGTGTTCATCCTCTGTACTTACTCCGTCAACTATCATATCACAATAGTCAGCTAATCTAGAGTGTTTAACTCTATGCTTATCTTGTTTAGATATAAAGTATTGACTTGTCTGCATATACAAGTAGTCTGCATCTCTATACTCATTTACATACATCCGGGTTGCTTTTATAATATCATCCCATGTATGGTCATAAGTTTCAAAGAACCATCTGAAGTTTTCTCCTAATGCTTTAACATTATTTCTTGCAGGATTACCACTTGGTAGTTTCTTAGCAGGAAATATTTCTCTATAAGTATGAATCATATCATTAAAATCCTTACCCATGAGTTGTATATCTGTTTTTTTCTTAGCTTTAATAAAATAATTATCAAGCTTTACACAAAATGCTTTAGCATCTGGTGTCATTTTATAAAGACCATCCTCTTTTACAAGCATGTTCATTTTTAATAAGTAATCTTTGTCTTCAGCTGATGTGTTAGGCAATGAAACGCCTTGCTTTATCCCAAATAGGATCAGGCACTGGTCTGGTGTCATTTTCTCTTTCATCATTTTCTGAAATAGTTCCCACATATTCTTCTAGTTTTTTTAAAGTGTTATTGTATGCATGCATAACGGTTTTGTCTTTGCTGAAAAAACCATTCTCTATCATCTTACATGAGTTAATTACTGTTGCATGATTTCTATTTAAGAATTTTCCTATACTTGTTTTACTATGCCCTTCTTTATGTGCTAAGTATGACATTACCTGTACATATACTAAATAATCTCTTAATCTAGTTTTATTCTGTAAAGATTTAATATTTTTAAATCCAGGCATTGATTCATGTAATGCATCAAGTGCAGCGTCATGAAATATAGATATAGGTTTTCTTTGCTCTTTCTCTGTTGGGCTGTAAATATATAGTTTTACACCATATAATTTAAGAAATTCTTTCTTAAAATTAGAAATGTATTCTTCTTGTCTAAGTTCTTGATTATTAGCCATTTAAATTATAATTTAAGGTTATCAAAGATAATAAAATCTACCATTCTATCCAAGTTTTTTCTTGTTTATCTAATTCAGCATTTACTAATGCAAACACATTCTTACAGTCCCATTCTCCACCTCTATAAGCGGCAGATGCAGGGTGTGTAACTTTAAATATTTTTTGATTATTCAAGTGTATTTCCCATGACTCAGCTTTCTTACCCATAAGTATAACAGGTATGTTCTTTTTATGTCTATTTATATTTTCAAATATATATCTTGAAAATGGTTTCCATAAATCATAATGTGATCCTATTGAGTTAACTTCACAAGTAAATGCTGTATTAATTAATAGCACACCCTGGTTAGACCAACGTTTTAAATCCACATCTCCATCTTCATCTCCAAGCGCCTTAAGTATATATTGTAAAGATTTCTCAGCTTTACCTTTTTTGCTACAGCTAAATGCTATACCGTCAGCCACACCTAATTGAGGGTATGGGTCTTGACCTACTATGATACATCTAAGATCATCATACTTGCATTCTTTAAAGCCATTAAATATGTCTTTAAATCTTGGTGTAAATCTTCTTTCTGCATTTACTAAGCTCACAAGCTTTTCAACTATAAGGTCAAAGTCTAATCCATTTATAAAAGGTGTAAGCATTGGAGCCCACCCTGAATCATGTAGAGTGTCATTTGCTTGCTCTCTTAATTCATTTATGTCAACGTTAATTGGTTTTTGTTTCATTATTGCTATATTATTTGTATCTTTGATTAAAATCTATTTATTATGTCTGAGAAAAAAACTGTCATTGAATATGACTTAACTAAAACTTTTAATGCTGATATTAATCCAGCATTTATTTCTGGCTTGCAACAAATCTATTTCAGATATATTACTGAGTTTTATGAAGATGTAGATCAATTTGGTGAATTAATAAAATCATTCAACTTAAGTGTTCAAGATCCAGAAAAGCATAAAAAATCTAAAAGAACGTTTACTACAACTGAAAGTGAANTATATACTTTGTATGCATTAATTAACTTATTCAAAAGTTTTGCTCATGAACAAGGTCTTGCTAAAGTTTCTGAAGTTGAAGTTGATAAAGTAAAGTTTGATAAAATTGCTAATGATGCTAAAGAACAAACTAAGGACCCTGTAAAGATGCTCCAGATTATTAGTGAAAAGCTTCAATCATCTTAATTGCATACCACTAAAGTCCCCTATCTCAATACAAGCTTGAATAGCCAGATTTAATTCTTCTTTATCACATTTACCAAAAGACTTACAGTGCTCTACATTGTTTTTAACAAAACATAGGCCAGCTTTACGCTTGACTTGTAGTTTTGCTTCTTCAAATGTATAGCCTATTTCATTAGCTATCTCTCTTATCATTGCATGTACCCTTGCTAACTGCGGGTTACTGCCTTTACCATCTTGCACACCTATAAATAATTCTATACGTGCACCCTCTGGCATATCTTTAAGAAACTTATTATATTTAGTTTCAAAGGCTTTTATAGGGAAGTGTAATTTACCTTCTTTTATTGTGGCTTGTACAAATAACTGATCTTTCATATCATGTTATATATTAAAGCTCCAACTATTGCTATTAAGAAAAGAATTAATGTCATTCCACATCCTTTATACTTTCTTTCCATTTCTTCTGGAGATCTACCTTGGTTGCTTCTCCATTGTCTGAATTGTTTTTCTTTATTCATAACTTTCTAGTATTTCCTCTTCAAGAGTTTCTATGTCATAGTCCCATATTGGTAATATGTCAACTGTAACTTCATTATTATTTTTATCTTTTAGTATTGTATATACTGCTAGTATTTCTATACTTGGTCCACAACCTGGTGTACCAGGATCTCCATTTGGTTCTGTCCAAACCATTGGTTCTCCCGGATCATACAGGTAATCTATCTCTATATCTAGACCATCTATTGTATTTGAATATTCCATATTATAAAAATCTTAATGCTGAGCCTACATAAACAAACTCTTGAGCACACTCTAAACATTTTGCGTTGGCTTCATTGCGTAACAATGATGGTTGACTACAGTTTGGACAAGGTGTATCACCTTCTTCTATATATTCTTCTATTGCTTTTCTAGCTAGACTATGAATCATTGAGTCATGCACACCTTTATAAAAAGTATTGTCTGCTTCCATTTCATTTTGTTGCTCAATAAAGAGCTCTTTCATTCTTCCCATGACTATAAATTTTTAAGGTCCTGTCTTTTATGCACTAGCATATCTCTAACAGTTAACTTGTTAATATTCTTTTTTAATTGTGCTCTGCCTACACTTTTTCCAGTAACAAATGATGCTACTACGGCTACTACTAAAATGATGATTTCCATTGATTTATCTATTTAAAGGATTATACGTTGTTATTTTCTTTGGGTTAAACTCTTTGAGGGCTGACTGTACCCATGTTACATCTTGAGTGCCTTTATACATAAGTATATGGCACACTGCTGTATCATTAGGATTAAGTCTAAGTAATCTACCTATTCTTTGTGCTGTCTTTTTCTCATTACCATAAGCATGCATTATAATACCTTGTTTTAAGTTAGGTATACTAACACCTTCTGATAACTGCAACACACAGGATAATTTATCTATCCTACCATCAGAGAACAATTCTAGGTTCTCTTCTGACTTTGTATTTTTTGAATGGTAACTATGCTTACACATACGGTCTGCTTGCTGTTGAGTATTTGCAAATATAATACACTTATCTGGTATATTTCTAAGCAAAGACTTGACATAAGATTCTTTAGTATCATACTCCATAAGCGCTCTCATTCTCATGATTCTTGCCATCTGAATTTGTTTTGCTGATTGAGCATCAGCTATTCTACCATTAAAGTATTGATAGTCTTTAGCCTCATTAGTATACCACGTTCCACCTGTGTTCTTATTTTTCTTTTTAAGAGTTGGTAGTTTAGATAGCTCTAACTCATGAATAATTATTACATAATCATTAAGTATATTAGAATCTGTTGCACTGTCTACATCAAATTGATATTTAATGGGACAATACTTTTGTACTAATTGACCCTTAGCTGATCCTTTGTCTCTTGGTGGTGTACCTGTTAATCCTAATATCTTACCAGTAAACATTGCTAAGAATATTTCATGGTTAGGTAACAATGAATGACATTCATCTAAATAGACTATATCATAATCATTAGGGTCTTTCTTATTTAGTGACAAATAAGTTGTAAAGGTTATATGCTTTACTAATTTCTCTAAACCCATTTTTGCTAGCTCATCTATCCAAGATTGACCTACTGAGTGTTTTGGTATAACAACCAATGCTTCTATAAAAGGATTAAAGTTTTTCTGGAGGTGTTGTATTGCTATTCTAGTTTTACCTACGCCCATAGATATACCTAATCCACATCTTTTATGTTTTAATGCTGATGCTAATGCATCTGACTGAACTATATCTCTATTGGAAATAGTTTCAGGAGTATTGTTTGCCATAATATTATTGTTATTGATAAAATGATTGTCCAAGCCACTATCTTAAGTAACCTATCTTTTTGTTTTTGTTTCATAAAATTCTTTTTTAAAGGTGGACCCTATAGGATTTGAACCTATGACCTAATCATTATGAGTGATTTGCTCTAACCTACTGAGCTAAGAGTCCTGGTGTGATCTCACAAGGACTTGAACCTTGAACCTACAGCTTAGAAGGCTGTTGCTCTATCCAGTTGAGCTATGAGACCATATAACTATGTTCTTGAGCCTGAATATCCTAATTCATAGGATTCTTCTGGATGTTCTTCTATCCACATGTGACAGTTTCTACAAACAGGTAACCATGTAGATACTTCTAAGTAGTATATACCACGACCATGTTTATGATGTACATCAGTAGCTTGCACAGAACACTTATGGATCTTTGCATGACATACTGGTTTGTCTGTTAAATACTGCCTACGCAACTTGCTATAGGCAGCATTCAATTTAGACATTTTGTTAGATACTTTTTTGATGCTCATTTTTAAGTTCTAAATAATTTTTAGGTAACAAACCTAAAGACATAAATTTAAGTATTACATCTTCATAAGTTATTCCTAATTCCTTGAAACTCATAGTATTAGTATAATCATCTAAAGTCTCATCAGCAGGTATATTTGCTATATACTGAGCTAATGGTGAGGACTTGAATGTTCTGCTAAGATAAGCATTTACACGCTTATTACAAATAGTTTGTTTCCAAGTATTGATCTCTCTTTGGCTTCTTTTCCAAACCTTTGTTATTCTACGTTTCTTGTCCCAGTGTAACTTGGTAACTTCTTCAGGTTTATAAACCTTGAGCCCATGTAATACACGTTTAAACAAAAAATGTTGATACGGATTTAGTTTAGTGTAACTTAAAGAGTTTACTATTGATTCAGGATGTAACTGATACTCTGCTAGTATCCCGTAGTATTGATAGCGTTCTTCTCTTTTTGAGAGTAAGTCTTGCTGTTGTTGTTGTCTGAGTGTTGTTATTTGTTTTTGAGATAGCATAATAGTTTAGTAGTTATAGTTTAGTAAAATGATAAATGTATTAGGCCTGCACAGAAATTAACTAAAATCTCTATACAGGCCCTTTACAATGGTAATTTAATCTTATAGTTCAAAGGTCTCTGCCTCTTCTTCTACAAGTTCATCTTCTACTTCACTAACTACTTCTTCTTCTACTACTTCTGTTTCTTCAACATCAGTCTTAATATCAAATGCTTCTTCTACAGATGCAGCTGATACGCTTACACTGTTAGTTTTAGTACTTGATACTGATCCATTAGCCTCTTTAATGTCTTGTCCATTAGTATGAGCTAACATTACATCCTGTGCCGTAGTATCTGGCGTAAAGAATGTTTTCCTATAAATAGGTTGACCATCTACACAGCATACAATACCTGTATCACCTGCATATTTGTAGTCTCTGTCTGGATCATTACTATTAAATGGCTCCAATTGTTCTTTAACAACAATCTTACCAGCTAAAGTTTCATTTGCTTTAAACCCTAAAGTCTGTAAGTCTTCTACTTTACCATGTAATAATGTTGATAGGTTAGATTTTTTGACCCAACCACCTGTTCCAAAAGAAACTCTTGATTGTTGTAGTCTAATGTAACCATACTCTGAATTGTTGTTTGATTGACGGATAACATTGCCCATGTCATCAGCTAAGATTTGTACTTGCTTTTGCATTGTTTTAAATTTAATAAATTAATAAATGATTTGTTGATGACTTATGTGTCATCTGAATGAAAATATGGGTCATCTAGCTTTTCATAAGCTTCTATTTCATCCAGTGCCTTCTCATATTCTTGTATGAACTCTGGTTCATCTTCTATGGTAGGTTCTGGTTTTCCTGAGAATCTATTGTAAAACGGATTGACCACTTCTTTTGTGTATGCTGAACTTAATCCATTGAGATCTTGTACCTCTTGATCTGTAAGAGATAAATATTGCTCTACTGAGCATTCAATTATACGTCCATTGGGCAGTTGTACTATCATATCTTTAACAAAGATAAAAATATTACTTACCCTGGCTCACTAATTATAAGAAATTAATGTCTAAGTTCAAAAATAAAATGCATATATATAGCTATCACCTATGTAATAACTAATTTACCTTTTATTCTTTTTATGTAATTGTGCTCTCTCAGCTCTTTTAAGAGTTTAAAGACATACCTTTGGGATACATCCATTGAGTCAGCTAAAGTAGAGGCAGACGGATATGCCTCACGGTTTTTATCTGCATAGCAAGCTATGAGACTATATAACCCCTTTGATTGTATAGATAAACTTGGGTCTGATAAGACTTTATACTTAACAATACCAAATCTATCACTTGATTTCTTGGACATGGCTCTTTAGAAGTATAAGCATGGCCATTGATTCATTAGGTTCATTACCTAAATCATCATCATTCATCTTATACTTATCATTCATATACTTCCCAAAGTGTATACTCTTGCCATTTGCATCTTTAAGAGCATTATCCATGAACTTCCATGATGTTTGCTCAGAGCGTAGGAGCTCCATTGATATCTTTGCCATTATCTTCTATTTTGGTTTCTTCTATTGCTGTGTGATGTATAGGTTCTGAATCTGTTGCTAATATATCAAAATATTTAATCTTTGATATACTTACATTGATCAGTTCTAATGGACTTACGCTATGATCATATAGTTCCATCTTCTTTTCTTTATCATGATAGAGTAATTCTACCTTAATGTTACTATAGAAAGGATTAAATGGTCCTGATCCCCATGAGCTATCACCTGTAACTTTACCATAGACATATTTTTCCTGGTTGTTCTTACCGTTATAGCCTACGAGACCCATGTCTTCTAGTATATCCCATTCAAATTTATCACCTGCGTGATAACTTGGTGGTTCTACCATAACATAGCCACTTAGCTTAACTGGTTTGTATTTATCCTGAGCCAAACTAAGATGTAATATATACTCTTTAGCATGATCAGGTAGCTCTCTCATGATTATATTAAATATATGATCATTGTTTTCAGGTACGAGTGCACCCTTACTGAGTAATACATTCTTCAGAATGTTCTCAAGTATTTCTTGATTGATTTTAAATTGATTGCTTGCCATTATAATTTTTATTAAAGGATTAGTGTGAAGGAAAGGTAGGGAGCAGTGAGGTTTATCACACTGCCCATTACCATCTCAAGGCCTATCTATAGTAGTATATATTATATATAACTATACACTGGTACTGTTTGTATGAACTGTGGTTCACTTTTTTACTCTAAATTCAAATGATATGAACGGTAATAATAGTAACCAGCTCATTTCTTTATGAGAACTGTTTGGATCTACACCAAATGCTACACCTATGATAGGTATAAATTCTACCTGAAGTTTGGGTAACATTTTAGTCTTTGCAAGTATAGACATATAAACAACTGAGTTTAATGCTACTGCTACGCCTACAAGTAACAAGGTTACAATATAAGCGGTTCCTAAGTCATATGTGGTAACTGCATAATAAGCAGACCAAGCATACATGATAGGTATTACGATTACGTAAAGGACTTTGATGAATGATTTAATAAGGTTTTTCATGATAGTTTAGTATTTAATTGATTAAAGTTTATTGACTGATTGTCTCCAAATGAGTATGTACGGTACTTTCTCATTTTTTTACATCCACGTTTGGATGATCCACAAGACTGAAGTATTGGTCCTCCTATGAATAGGAGTAACATAAGGTAAAGGAATTTCTTTTTCATAATTATTGATTTAGTAGTAAGTGATTGCTTTCTGGATAATGCCATTGATCATTTTGATATTGGACATTGGTATATAATATTAATTCTACTGTACCATCAAATACTACATTATAAGCATAAGTATATTCTGATGATATAGGTAGTGCAGGCTCACAACTATTAGTTATAAATGTTGTCTGTTCTACGATATGGTATTCTTTAGTATTGTCAGAGTATAAGTCATTCCAACATGTTTCTTGAGATACTGGTTCTATTAGTTCTAATTCCTCTTTCTGACAAGAGGTGAATGCTAAGGTTAGGCATAAGCCTAGGAGTATATGTTTCATAAGATTTAGTATTAGTGGTTAAAAAATTATCTCTCTCATTTCTGGAGAGTATTTGTCTAAGTGTTCTTGAGCTGATTCACGTGTTCTAAAATAGTCTGATTGACGGCTATAAGGCATACCTTCTTCTGTACGACCTATGTAATAGCCAGCTGCTGACTTTAGTACTTGTAATTCTGATATGTTATCTGACATAATAATTTAGTATTAGTGATTAGTAAATATAAAACTAGTCAAGGCTACGATTGTGAGTCTATTGCATGCATTTACATACACATGGGCTTATGAATAGTCTAACTATTCTACCTTTAACTTACCATTCTTCTTCCGCAGGTAGCCAATACTGCTTTTAGTGACTAGTTTAGTATTAAATGATTATTGAAATTGCGGGTACTATGCTTCTTATCCTATAGAAGGAGAGACATAAACTACCCATGTAGTATTGTTGTGTGTAATAGCTACTCTTGTAGTAGTGTTAGCTATATTAATATATTAATGTGCTATAGAAGTAATAGTAGTGGTAAAAGGTGGTATTATGTGGGAATAAGATGTCCCATTGAAAGTATAACACACACATGAGTACAAAATAAAAAGATTAACCAGCTATCACCCTGGCTAATCTCATTATCTCTTGGTTTACTAAACTAAACTGCTTCTACCCACTTTAAATCTGTTTCTTCACCTGTTGATAGGTTCATTACTGGATTATCAGACAATCTAAAGTTAGGCATCTCATCACCTCTCTTTAGTTTGGTCTGTAATAGACCTATTGTAGGGTGATCTGCTTTCATAACCTGTCCAGTCTCTGGATCCATCAGGCTTAACACACCAAAATTAATGTTGGTCTGCTTTCTACTTGCCACTTTTAAACCGGCTATAGTAGTTTCTGACTGTACCATTGGCACATCAGATACAATTAATGTTGCACTGTTAGTATTCTTGTTGATACTAAACTTTCTAAAATAAACTGCTGTTTGCATAATAAATGAATTTAATTAATAATATGTGTTTGTATAATGTATACAATCTATAGGTGGGGAGAAGTGAAAAAAAAGGAAGAGAGCAGTGAGGGAAGGTATACTCTATAGCATGTGAGAGAATTATATTTGGATTGTATACTCTGAAGATAGTGGGACAAAGAGTGTTGTTACACACTCCTATTTGTAGTACCAAGAAAGGTATTCACACACATGCATATTGTTGTTATGTGTTTTATACGGGTCATATGTAAGTTCAATATGATACTGTACCATTTGTTTTAATTGTTCTTTTGTCATTTCTTTCTATAATCTAATTGTTAAAAAAGGGTGTTGTTACACACCCTTTACTATCTACCAAGGTTTTAAGTGTTCTGTATCATTCTCTTGGTAATTTGAGATACGCTTTCTTTCTTCACACTCAACTCTTCTCATCTTGTACTCAAGGATTTCCAAATCACTTGTGGCAGCATTCAAATCTAATTCCCTTGCTTCCAACGTTACCTGTGCTTGTAGTCTTTCTAGTTCAAGAGTCTCTACATACTTTCTTAGTCTATCTATCTCTGCTTGCATTGTCTTAGGCTTTTAAGTTAAAAAAAACAAAACTAAACCACATATTACTGCTGTGGTCAACAGGAGCACACTGCCGAGATAAATCTCCGTGTATAACATTAGTTTTGTTAAAAAAAAGAGGAGAGCTGTTACACCCTCCTCTGTTCTTGATTTAGATTTGTTCAACCCAAAACAAGTTCTGGTTCTCCTCACCAGTCTGTAAG